GAACCTGCTTGATTAATTAAACTATCATAGCACATCCCTGTATCAGCTGCACTTGCTTGTACCTCAAAATAATCTCCTGTAACAATCGGTTCATCAACTAAATTCACAATATAAAAGTCATTAACTGTTCCTGAAAATGGAGGAATAAATTTTGTCGATGATGGTATTAAAACTCCATTTTTATATGTATCAATATAAATACCATTATTTACTGGTGTGTTAGTTGTAGATGCAGTAAATGTTATGTCAACTTTAAAGGTTACATTAGTAGGGTCAAGTCCTGTATAAGTAAAAACACTACCTGTAGTTCCACCATTGATAGTCCAGTTTGTTCCGCTAAAGTTTTCCCATTGAATAGGCATTGGTGTAGCTTGGTCAATACATCCAGTAGTTGCTTGAGGTGTACAACTTACTTGTTGGGTTCCTGATTTAGTTAATTTCTTTTTGTTAAAAGGAATAATTAATGTTTTAAATCTATCAACCTCAAAACCATTACTCCAAGTGATGTCATAAGTATAACCTGCTGCTGCAAATATTTTCTCTAGGTATTGCTTTACAAATAAAGCCGGTCTAAATGTTCCATAATCCCAATCGTGCTTATTAGTAGAATATAAACCATAATCAATATGTGGGTAATAATAACCTGCTCCACCTTGGTAGTTATCCCAACTTGCTACAATGTTTTGGTAGCTATACGTATGATTGTAAGCACTAAAATCTAATTCCTCAAGTTTCTTTGCTCCTAACTTCATTGAGAATCCACCCAGTTCTCCTATAACACTACATTCATATTCTACATTCTTTCCGTCAACTATTATTTCAAGCAATTTAAATACTCCTTTAATAACAGTCATCCTGTCTACCTCAATAGAACATTTAGCAGTTTTACTTGCATTAAAGTTATATCCTACGTTTGCAGAAGAATCATTAGTAAAGTTTGCGTTATTAAACTCAAATATATTACCCAACAAACTATTATTTGTAGCAGTTCCTGGCAATATAATAGTCTTGCTAAATGCAGTTGTTTTGCTATCAATGTTTTTTAAATCACTTACCGAAAAGGTTATTTGATTGCTCAACCCCTTATCAATATCTAACTCAAAGTTTTCTAAAAATATTCTTGTCATTATCTTAGTTGTGAGTATCTTGTTTGATTCATATTAAATGTCAGTTCCAATGCCTTTAATTTATTAAATACATTTTTACTGAATTCATAGTTATTATCTGTTAATGTAACTGGGTAAAAATAACCGTCTATTTCCATCAATATTTGTGGACTTGTTATAATATCTGCCATCCAAGTATATTCATCATCCGTCAAAGCATCTGCAGTTAGTTTATAGGTATAGGTTGCCTTATTACTATAATTAGTTGCGCCTTCATAATACCTATTAGATGCGCTTTTGTAGTCAACCGAATTACCGTTAAACCTATAATCTCTTTGCTCGTATGCTTTACGTTCTACATTTAAATTCAACTTGCTTACTAAATCAAATCTTTCACTATCCCACATTCCCCAACTATTCATAAAATGAATATTAATTGGTTCGTACTTAGGATTGCAAACTACGTTAACCCTTATTTTATCAAAGCTATTAAACCAAACTTCATAGTATTTAACACTATCATCAATCGTTATTCCTAAGTTAGTTGATATTGCGCTACTGCCTATATTCATTTGTACAAAACCATTAGTAACTGCAGTGGTAGTTCCTGATGCAGTTGCTATAAGGTTATTTGATTCGTTATAAGTAGAGCATTTTAAATTTAAACTTGTATTGGTATAAAATGGTATGTATAAATTCTCTCCTAGTTTTGTATTAGCATAGTTTGGTCTATTGGTTAACCATTTATTTAATTTAGCCGATATGCCTATTGTTCTACGTTTAAACAAAGGAGCAATATAATTAAATACCTGTGTAGTTGCAGAGGCTTGATTTAATGCTGCTACTCCGTTTACTTCATCCCCTACTCTTATCTCATATTGTACACCCATTTCTCCGCTTACATTAGGTTGATAAACATAAGCAGTCCCCAATGGTTCAAACCAGTTAAACGTAATTGAATTACGTACAGTTGCACCTGCATTAAAATAACCCTTTCCATTAGATGGTTCAGGGAATTGTCTTACTGATAATTTCTTACTACCACCTACATAAACTTCAAATATATATTTCATATCTGTTGAAGCCGATGCAGTACTTGTTGCCACGTGCCATAAATCATCCTGTGCAGTTGAACCGCTTGGAGGATTAGAATTAATTGTTATACTCATTTCTTTTTAGGATTTCCTATTTGAATTACTATTGTTCGTGCCATTACTTCGCCTAAATCTTCTATCATTTCTTTTTCTACCTGTTCAGTTGCCTCATCAAAAAAGTTAGTTGTCTTAATACCCCACTTTTTAATTAAATAAACTAAAGCATCAGTTTTTAAATCTAATAAACTTACTTTCTTTTTTTCTTGACCTACTGCATTCACAGTATTTTTTCTAGTTGCTACTTTTATTTTTGCTTTGCCACTTTGGATATATTGCTTTATACTCTTTCTACCTTCCTCACTCATTCTATAAGTTTTATACTTATATGGACTGTTAGGCGCATTTTTAGAACTTTTAACTCCTTTTACACCTTTGTTTACAAAGTCATAATAGTTAGCCATATAAATCCTCAAAGTATTTCCATCTTTAGAAACTTCAGGGTCAACACCCTTAAGCATCTTACCACTTGCAACTACTCCTTTATTATTTATGCTTTCTGCAATCGCTTTTACATAAATAGCTGAATATCTTTCAAAGAATGATAATGTAACATCATTTAAATCAATAACCTTATTATCGCCAAACTCTATATCTCCGCTTAACTTACCTTTAGCAATAGCATCAATTTGACTTTTTGTTATGCTCATTATCCTTTTCTAATTTTAATTTCAAATAAAGCAAATCATTTAAAAAATGAATTACTTTTAAATTCCAAACCGATTCAACAGGTATTCCTTCGAAGTCAGCGACCATTTTGGCATTATAAAGCCATCCAAAATGTTTTGCGAATTCGTCAACATCTCCGTTGCTTGTTCCTTCGCTATCCCCTTCTTCATCATTTCGTTTATCAAATAAGGCTGGATAACTTGCATTGATACGTTGAATAAAGTGTAAAAAAAAACCGCTGCGTGATATGCAACCTCAAAATCCATCTGTTCTAAATCACTTGCTAATTCTTCGTGTTCTACCCATTTACCCCACTTGAATTTAACTGGTGTAACTATTGAAGCCATTATCTTATGTAAGTTCTGAATGATATCAGTACTAAAGGTTGATACCTCTACATAAGTGCTTGATTTACATTTTGTTACATCATAGTTGATTCTATAAAATCGCTTTCCTACCCTTACTATCTTTTTAGGTTTACCCTTTAGTAAATCCTTTTCAAATATTTTAAAATGGTTATGTACTGCACCACATAAAATATTAAACTTCCTCATTGACATTTTCTCTACTTGTTCAGGTGTCTTTCCTGTAACAATTCCTACCATTTTAATTGACTTGTCTAAGTCCATATCTTCAGAAGTAGCCACATAGTACAACTCTTGAAATTGCTTAATTGTCATAATCTATTATATAAGTTTTTGAAAAATGTAATTAAATGAAGTGGTATTGACCGCTTCCTCTGTTCTCAATCCGGCATTTATTAGCTAAAGCCAAAGCATTAACGCAGTCATCGTGAAATCCTACAGGCGCAGAATACCTTACTCCTGTTGAAGTAAATAGATATTCAAATATTTCTAATTCGTCTTTAATTGGGCCTTCAGGGAATCCTATTTCTTTTTTATGGATTGAACTTGCAAGGCTTTCCATAAGCTGCTGCTTACTGGTTGAGGTATATTTAAAGCCGGTCATATCATTAAAGTACTTTTGTAGGTCTTCAACTATTGCATCGCCTACTCCTGTACTATCTATAAAAATATGTTTGTGCTTTCGTATCTGTTTAATTGTTTCTTTAGTTTGTAACCAATCCTTTTGGAATCTTTCAAAGTGAGATACATTACCATTGCTATCTAAACCTATTATAACAGTCCAGTCAAAAGACTTTGCCAAATCTATACCAAAATACATTGCTTCGTTTGAACTTAAATAGCAAGTACATTTATTGATATGCTCTGCACCGAAAGGGTTGGCTGCATTCTCCATAGGGTTAGCCATATACTCCTGCTCAAATACCGAACTGGGTAATTGCGCTTTTGCATCGTTAATCTCTGAAGTCTTAATGTACGGATTGTCGTATGTAGTAAATTTAAAACTTTCCCAATCTCTTTGCCCACCCTTCATATAAAGGGAATAAAAATAGTTTTTACCTCTTGGAGTAGATAAGAATAACGCTCTGCCTTGATAATCGGTTAAGGTAGGTCTAATTGAATTTAGCCACCCATCTTTTAAATTAGGGATAAAACTTGCTTCATCAATTACTACTAAATGAAACTTCCTTCCTCTTAAGTTATCTAATTTTTCTCCAGTAAAAAATTTAACAGTTCCCAAGTTGGGAAAATGAATAGTTAACTCACTTTTGTTATTTTCGAACGGTACACATTTAATAAGTTGTTCAAAAAATGTTTTAGCTAAATCATATGTTGGTGTAATATATGCCACTCTCATTCCTTGAATTGCATTACTTATAATTTCAATCTGACTTAATTCAGACTTACCAAACCGCCTTCCGCACATAACTACTCTAAACCTTGCAGTTGATTCTAGTATTTTAGTTTGGTTAATATGCGCTTCTGGTAGTTCTAAAATCATAATATTGTTTTACCCTTAACAAATACTACCTCTATTTTACTATCTTGGGTAACTGCAGTTGTTTCTTTCGGCTTACCATATACCCTACTCAGTAAAGTATCTACGGAATACAAAGAACCTTTAGCCATTGACTTGATTAAAGCATTAGCCAAAGTCTTTTCTAATATTGTGCTTTCTTTGTTATCCCATACCGCTTTAAGTTCATCAACAGTCATAGCCATTAATACCTGAATGCAATCCATAACCTGTGCATTCTTATATCCGTGTGGTGCAAGTTCTGTGATATACTTTCTAGGTCTGCCATTACGATTACCTTTCCAGGCTGCACCTTTCTCATATCGGTTTAAATATCCGCCGTGTGGTTGTTTCTCTAAAGACATATTTTAAATAATTTACTCCAAGATGTAGGGTTAAATAAATGCCTATCTAATTCATAACCCATTCTTTTAAACATAGTTACCCATTCAGTTTGCTGCTTTACGTTTATATGTCCCCATTGTTCATCGTAGTCCGTTTTCTCACTCGTTGAACTAAATAGTACGTAAGTAGGTTTAATGCTCTTAAATAGGCTTAAAATCTCTTTATCGGTCATATGCTCCGCTACTTCAATGAATGCCATTAAATCGGTTGTAATTGGCTTATCAATGATATTAAGGTGAGGCGCATTTTCTTTTATATAAACCTTATGCTCATCCCATATTTCATAAACAAAGGTTTCATATCCTTCGTTGTGAAAGGCATCGGAATAAACTCCAGTACCTGCACCAAAGTCCATTACTGTTTTAATTGGTAAGTCTGTAAATTGTTTAGCCGTTACTAATGCTAAGTTCTTAAAACTAGGATTAGCAAAACTAATTCCCCACTCCAATTCTTTCTCTAGGAATTCTTTAGTTGTTATCATACCATCTATATATTAGGTTTAAAAAATCAATTACGCAAACATTACAATTATTATTATAATGATAATAAGCATCCTTTACTCTACGATATTCATTTAGTAGTTCTATTTGTACGTCGTGATGAAAGTTTACTATCTCTCCAGTCCTGTGATAGAAGTCGTAGTAATGCCTGTGCTTATCAAATATTTCATTTGTTTCTTTCTCAACTAATAATGCTTTTGTAGGCATCGTATCGTTGCTGATTAATTTCTTTGAAGTTGTACCTTTTGGACGCCCACGCATATAGTTCGTTGCCTAAATTTTCCCTTAGGCTTGGGTTGTTGGTTAATAAATTAATATACCTGAACCAGTCCTTTTGATTGTTTACCCATAGTACAGGTGCATCTACATCCATATTATAAGGTGCTACGTTTGAACAAATGACTGGCAATCTTTTTGCTGCTGCTTCTAATATTTTTAAATTGCTTTTGCAAGCGTGCCATTCTGAATCTTCTAAAGGTATTAATACAATATCTGCAAAGTTGTACATATCCATATACTGAGTAGGACTAGCTGAATGCAATTTGATTGATGGCAAATTACCAGTAAACATAGAGAACATTTTATCCCATATTGACTTAGTATAAGCATCGCTATCATTATAACCACCCATTACCATTTGAATATCTTTTCTACCTTGTAACCTTTTTAACGGCTCTTTTAATATCTTAATATCGTTATCGTGGCTTATGCTCCCACACCAAAACAATCTTACCTTATCTGACTTAACTCTAGTATCGTTAAACTGATTTAATCCATAGGGTAAGGCATTCGGCATTACAATTACGTTATCATTAAACTGCTTTACTTTATTCAATAAATTAGAATTAGTAACCGTAACTAAATCTGCCTGCATTAAATTCCGCTCAATCCTTTCAGCTATATCTTGATAAGTATTATAATAAAGATGGTTAAGTGGTAATTGCCAATGGTCATCTATATCCATAACTACTTGACATCCAAGTAATTCCTTAGTTTTGTTCCAATTTATATCGTATTGGCATATCCTATTATACAGTAAAATATCCCAATCTTCGGTCTTATCTTCTGTGATGTAATTGGTTACATAGCCTTTAATATCATTCATAAAAGCAAGTGGTAACATTACTCTATGATATCCGCAGCCTGATTCTTTATGTGTTACTCCTATGATGTTCATTGGGTGCTTTTGTATCTATTTTATCTTAATTGATATGAATCCTGCTCCGAATATTATTGCTATTAATTCTACTGTATGTATTGGTAAAAATGTAAATAATAAAGCACTCCATACTGTTAAACATTGGATGCAGTCAAATGGTCTTAGTCTCTTTACTAAAGGGATTTTGAATATGCGCTTTAGCATGATATGCCCATTAAATACATTAATAAAATAATAAGCAAAGGTAAATGCGGCTATTGTAGTTATCATTGTAGTAAAATACATTTTAATTCTTTTTTTACTTTGTTAGTAATATTGCAAACGTGGTTAACTGGTATTCCGTAATACTCTGCTACTTTTCTATTGCTTCCTAGTTCTACGTATTTATTAAATATTCTTATTTCGTGGTCGGTTTCAATGTCTATGTTATTCTTTGTGAGCGCTTTTGTTGCCTCTGCTGCTAAACTCTCAGGGATTATCGGTAAATCTAACTGACTATTAAAATACTCAACTGCCTTTAATAAATCACTTTTTTTGTACTTATAATAAAATTCACTTGTTTTAGAGGTAGCCATAAACCAACATATCTTTATAGCATATCGTAATAAGTTATTAGAAGCGAATAAAGCTGCTATCTTATCACAAGGCTGAAGTAGTAAGCTAACTGCTATTTCTTGTCTTAAATCATCTTGTATTGATTCAGGCTTTGTTTTGCTAATCGCTTTTATAAGGTCAGGATGGTTATATATCTCCAACACAATGTCGTTACACTTATTCATTAATCTAATCCTTTAAAGGCTTTAAGTGGGTAAAAAATAAGTGAATTACGATATCCACCTTCAAACGTTGGTATAATTGGAGTAACTCCGTGAACATTTCTCCAAGCAGGATAAACCAGTATTGAATTATCAACCTGACCAATAGTTGCATTATAATCAGGAATATGTAAATCACCGCCTTTTGAATTTAACCTTTTGCATATTATTACATTAACACAGTTTTGAATATTACCTGTATCTCTGTGGAATGGTGCAGATATATTAAAGTTTGAAATTGAACTGGTGAATAAATTGCTGAACTTCCATTTATCTTTTACATCTGCAAACATCTCTAATTGCATTTCATATTGCTTAGGTAATATTTGTTTTATTAATTGTTCGCTTTCTTTAGCTAAAAGCAACATTGCTTTAATAAATGTCTGTGCAGACTTTACTGAATGTACTGAACTTTGGCTACCATAATTCCTTCTCATATGTGGTTTAGGTGCAACACTGCCAATTATAGTGCTAAATTGTTTACAACTCCTATCTATTATACCTTTTCCATTTTTATCAAAACCTAGCATTTTTGGTCTTTGCATTTCAGTTTTAGGTACACTTTTAGATAATAACTCAACATTTGCCAAGTCTGCCAATTTGCGCATCTTTTCCGGCATTTGTTTCATATAGAATCCAATTGGTTCGCCATCAGCATAAAAAATACAATCTTCATTTACATTAGATTCAATATATTCACACTCCTGTCCAATCTTTCTATTATGTTCAACTTGTATTAAATCAATTCTTGTCATTTTACAATTTTTTTATAATGATTTGCTAATGCTTTTATATCTGTTTTCATATCTATTCGCTCTCCTTTATTTTTTAAAGTTATAAAGGGATTCCATTCATAACACATTTTTTTAGCTGACTCCTCATCTTTCTTTAATTTATACATATCTTGCAATCCACCAGCATTAGTTCCAACATCAGGACAGGAAAACCAATAATGATTAAATCTTAATATGCCATTGCCATTCTTAATAGTTTGTAAAGCAAAATCCCTGTCTTCTTTTAAATTAAACTCAGGTCTATAATTCCAACTTATTTTAGAAATATTCATTAATACACAAACCTCTGCAAATTTCTTATTAATGGAATAAGTTGTTTTTTCGTGCCAAGCGTGTTGAGTATAATTAATACCAATTAATTCAAAAGGTAAATCTTTGACTTTTTTTAAAATATCAATCCAAATAGAAGCATCTTTTTTTATTGTCTTTCCATTATAAATTCCAAATGAATTAATACCCATTCATATTTATTTTTTCTTGCATAATTAAGCATAAAGTTTCTAACATATCCAATACCTTTATTATTTTCTAATATAGATATTTTATTAGGTATGTTATATTTATCAATCTCTTGTGGTTCAATAAAATGTTTAACCTCAATACCAACCTCTTCAAATAATTTATAAGTTTTAGTATTAAATCTACCTTTAGTTGGTATAAAACAAATCATATCTTTTCCTTTTCAGCTTTTAAATATTCCATAATCATACCACCAACATATGCTTTTTGTTCTCTCCAAAATTTAACTAATTCAAAAGCCTGTTCATAATGTTCAGCTTCAAATTCTATTTGTATAGCTTTCTTAACTCCGTTTATCATATCATTAATTTCAGAAGATATATCTTCTCCATCTAAAATAGAATAGTCAACTGGTGCAGCAAACATAGGTAAGTCCATTCCCCAATCTTTTAATTCTATTTCATCCCATTCATTAGCAACCATCTCCCATTCCCATTCTCCGAAGCCTACATTATCTTTAATAATAAATTCATTCTGCTTTTGTTCGCTCCAGTCAACTACTTCAACGTTAACCTCTTTATATCCGCATTCAATCATAGCTTTAAAACGCATATTACCTCCAAGTATAATCATATCTTTATTAACCACAATAGGTCGTACTGATTCCATTTCAGGAAAATCCTTAATTGACTTTACAAGTTTTTTAAACTTTTCATCTTTAATTAATCTTGGATTCTTTGGATTGCTTTTTACTTTATCTACCTTAACTTTTATCATTGATTAATTTTTTAATATAAAATACTGAATCTAATAATTCTTCGTATAAATGATTTAGCAATTCTTGTTTATTTAAATTAGCATCATCTAGTGTAGTTCCATAAGTTTTAATTCCTTTGTCAATGCGCTTTTGTAAGTCTGCATTTATATCGTCTAATAATTTCATATTTTATTTTTCTTTAAAAAGTTCAAATGTATTTCAGTCATTTCTTCAACTGTCCATCTATTTTTAAAATCGTAGTCATAATGACAAGTTCTGCATAAAGCGGCAATATTGGTTATTAAATCTTGCTCATCCTTTCTTTTACTCCCAAATTTAGATTGTGCTATTATATGCGCAATGTCAACCGCTTTACTACCGCATACCTCACACGGAATAAAATCTTCTATACCATATCCAAAATATTTAAAATACTCTTTGGTATATTTTTTCATTAAAAAGGTAATGATTCACTTGTATTTATATTAACCGCTTTTGGTTCTACCTTTGCTTTTGGTTCAAAGTCATTCAAAGTTATCTTTACATTTTTACCATATTGGTCAGGTTCAGCATAAATACTAATATTAACTTTAACATACCTCTTTCCATTATATTCGTATGAATGCTCTAGTGCATCTGTAATACATAGGCTTGAACTTAGGAAAGTTTCATTAATCTTTTTACCGCTTCCTAATCTGATGGGTTGTTTTTTTTCGTTGCTCATTGTTATTGGTTTAAATATTCGTTTATGATTTTAATTGTATGTCCAAATCCTTGTCCAAATTCTGCCTTATATCCCTTACCTCTTAATTTCATCATCATTATTTCCTGCTCCTCGTGATGGGCATTCTTTCGCATTGTACCATCTTTTTTGAATACTATGTTATTAACCGTTTTTAATTCAATAAATAGTCCGGCATAGTTTCCTTTAGGCTCAGCAATAAATAAATCAGGATAAGCGTTTGAATACTGCAATGCTTTGTGTCGCTTTGCCATCCCTATACTCATTCTCATTCCTGAACTAAAGTCAGTTCTAAATATAACGTATGGGTAGATTTTACGTATGTAGTCGCAAACTAACCTGTGTAAGTCTTTCTCTAACATAAAAATAAAATTAAAATAAAGTTATTCACATTAATAAAAAAGTTATCAATACTAGCTTTCTATTTTATTCCATATCTTTTCTCCATCCTTACCCCAGTAATGGTCGCACTTATTATTTTTTAAAGGTAATTCCACAAAGTAACTTTGATATAGTTCATCCGATTTTGCAGTAAACCTGTAGCAATTTTCTTTGTAAGGGCAATTTAGTTCTTCTATTTCGCCCAAACATTTTGTTATGTCCACTTTGATTTTTGTTTAAATGTTTTATCCTTCTTATAGTTTTCTAATAAGTCTGTAACTTCTTTACCTAACTCTCTATCTTGGGTATAGGTTCGGTTGTAGTATTCTTCTTTACTAATAAATACTTTTCCATTAGAATATAATACACCTGCATTAACTCCTTTCAAGCCTATCTTTCATTAATCTTAATATTAATGGCATCATAGGATAACTATTGATTGATTCTAATTCATCAATCAACTCTTGCATTGCAGTTTTCATAGCTTTTCTATTTCTTTTTTTACTTCATACCAATAATCAACTGGATGTATACCAAATATATCTTTTTCACTTAATAGATGTGTATTTATTATCTCATCTACTGCTATTAAAGCACAGTCTTTAGCTTGATAATAATGAGAATTTATTTCAAAATATTTATTAAATAATTCTTCTGCTTTTTCTTTTGGACTACTCATATTTATTTCTTTTGATGTCATAATGTTGTTGTTTATTGTAAGTATTTAAATAATTTATCCTTACTTTATATCATATAGCATATACCAAATTTATTTGTTAAGCTATTTTTATTTTACCTATATCTTATTACGTATAATTTTATGTCGCTTAAAGTGTCGCTTAATGCACTTTTTGGTAGAATAAATTGTATTATGCACTTTTAAATGTTCAATAATGCAAGATATTGCACTTTCTAATGTGTCGTATAAGTCACACATATCGATAAATTTGTGACTTTAATGACTCGTTATTCATTCATATTTGTTTTTTATTAATCAATATTTAGAAAAATTCATGCAAAATGTTAATCAAATAGTTCATAATATGTAAGCTATTTTAACAAATAAAGTTTAATAATGTTACAATATGCGCAGTATAACTTCTTAATTTGGCACTATTTTATTACCTACTTTGTCATAAAATATTGCTTATGTTGGAAATATTCCGAATTATCATCATTTATTTTATCTATGGCAAAAAGCACCACAGGATGTTTCTTTTTTTAAAGATTTATAAAGTGTTTCTATTTCATTAAACATTAATTTCTCTTGTTTACATTCTTCAGCTAACTGTCTTAGACTTTTACCATTGCCCA